TTTATAATGGTACAGGTTTCGGCTTTGGTGTAACCACGTTAGTAAATACGGTTGGTCTCGAATATCAAGGGACCGCTCAAGTTTACGTAACTAATTATACAGGTACACCGTATAATGATTATCATGATGTGGTAGTAGCAACTTTACGTTCACGAGGTATCGATACATATACTTCTGATGATGGTCCTGTATATGAAGTATCAGGATTAACTGATGTTAACATGGATTGTACGGGTGTTTACTCGGAGGTTAATACTAACCCTTTCTCTACATTTGGTCTTTCAGCAACAACTGCAAATGGAGATAATTTCTTTTTCCAAACATCATTTAACGTATCTAATTCCAATTACCTATCAAAGGTATTCGGAAAATCGAATTTTGCAAAACCAAAATCTGAAGTACCTTTATTCGTAGAAGAAGAATATTATAACTTATTAAATACTGGTTATAGATTAGGTCGTGTTCGTGGTTTAAATTGTACACTAACTGATTTACCAAGTGCGAGACAAGATTTAGGAACTAACACAAGTATTGGTTGGTATTTAGAACAATATCAAACACCTGAAACTCCATATTTTGTTTCAGAACTGAGAGGTAACCAAGTTTATGATATGTTTAAAGTTATAACAATATCTGACGGTAATGCTGCAAACAGAGAGGTAAAAGTTTCAATTATGAATATCTCATTTAATAATGGAACCTTTGATGTTGTAGTACGTGATTTCTTCGATACAGACGCAAATCCTGTAGTTTTAGAGAAATTCACTAACTGTACGATGGATATCAACCAAAATAGTTTTGTAGCTAAGAAAATTGGTACATCTAATGGTGAATTTGAATTAAGGTCAAGATTTATAATGTTAGAAATGAATGAAGATGCACCTATGGATTCACTACCTTGTGGGTTTAGAGGATATCAAACTAGACAGTATTCAGGGGTTAAATCACCATTCTTAGAATATAAAACAAAATATGACACACCGGGTGAAGTTATTTGGAACCCACCATTTGGTGCGGCTTCAGGTACAGACAATGAAACAAGAAGTTCAGGTGATAGAGTAAGAAGAACATACTTAGGTGTTTCTAACACCGCAGGTATAGATGTGGATTTCTTATCATATAAAGGAAAACAAAATCCTACTAATTTAGCAACCGCTACTGATTCACAACCATGGTCTTACCTAACTAAAGGTTACCATATGGATTCAGGAGCAACGGTTATTTTAATTTCATCTAACTATGTTACTTCAGGTGAAACCGCTTTTGAAGTTGGTGACGCTAGTTTTGACGGGGAACCTCAAAGTGAAAGTAACCCATATTATAGATTAAATGCACGTAAGTTCACTGTTGTACCATCAGGAGGTTTTGACGGATGGGACATTTACAGGCAATATAGAACTAATGGTGACAGGTACCAATTAGGAGCTGCTGGATTTAGAGCAGGTGCTGCACCATCAATAACTTATCCAACCGCAACAGGGTGGGGAGCATTTAAACAAATTGTAGGTCCAGATAAATTAACTTGGGCTAACACTGATTATTACGCTTACTTATGGGGTCAGTACACATTCAATAATCCTGAATCAGTTAACATTAACGTGTTTACTACACCTGGTATTGATTATGTTAACAACTCAAATTTAGTTGAGTCAGCAATTGACATGATTGAACAGGACAGAGCGGATTCAGTTTATATTTGTACAACACCTGATTATAATATGTTTACACCTTCTTTAGGGAATTTCGATACGGACTTCATTTATCCTGAAGAGGCGGTAGATAATTTAGAGGATACAGGAATTGACTCTAACTACACTGCAACTTATTACCCATGGATTCTTACAAGAGATACGGTTAATAATACACAGATTTATCTTCCACCAACAGGTGAAGTTGTTAGAAACTTAGCATTAACAGACAACATCGCTTTCCCATGGTTCGCATCAGCGGGTTACACGAGAGGTTTAGTTAATTCTGTTAAAGCACGTAAAAAACTAACACAAGAAGATAGAGATACACTTTATCAAGGTAGATTAAACCCGATAGCAACCTTCTCTGATGTTGGTACAGTTATTTGGGGTAACAAAACTTTACAGATTAAAGAATCTGCACTTGATAGAATAAATGTTAGAAGATTATTACTACAAGCACGTAAGTTAATTTCGGCAGTAGCGGTAAGATTATTATTCGAACAAAACGATGAACAAGTTAGACAAGAGTTCTTAGACTCAGTTAATCCTATCTTAGATAGTATTAGAAGAGACAGAGGTTTGATTGACTTTAGAGTTACAGTTTCAAATACACCTGAAGATTTAGACTCTAATACGTTAACAGGTAAAATTTACTTGAAACCAACAAGAGCACTTGAATTTATAGATATTGAATTCTTGATTACTCCTACAGGAGCATCTTTTGAAGATATTTAATAACTAACTATATTTATATTAAGGAGGAGGGTTAATTCCCTCCTCTTAGCCAATTAAACGTTTAAACAAAAATAAAATGGAATTCAAGAAAAAAACACTTAACGAGTCGTTAAACGTAAAGTCTGACGGAAAAAAGTCTTTTTCTAAAAAACCTCAGAATATTGTTATATCTGAGTCACAATTAGAGAGACTAATGGTAAAAATTAATAAGAAAAACTAAGTAGAAAGATGAGTTTAAAGAAGGTTATTAGAGAATTTTATCACGAAAAAAAATTACAAGAAGGGTTTGACCCTGAAGGTAATCCCGATTTAAAGTATTATGCTTTTGATTGGGATGATAATATTGCGACTATGCCGACACAAATCATACTTTTGTCCGATGAGGACGAGGAGGTGGGAATGTCAACAGAAGACTTCGCCGACTATCGAGGTATGATTGGTAAAGAACCTTTTGAATATAAGGGTAAAATGATTGTAGGGTATGCCGATGACCCTTACAGAAATTTCGGAGTTAAGGGTGATAACGCCTTTATAGTGGACTCCCTATTAGCAAAACCAGGTCCATCGTGGAATGATTTTGTTGAAGCGATAAACGGGGGGTCAATTTTTTCAATAATCACTGCAAGAGGTCACACACCATCGGTATTACGTGAAGCGATTTATAATATGATTGTGACTAACCATAACGGTATTAGCAAGGAGTCTTTAATTGACAATCTTAAAAAGTATCGTAATATGTCGGGTGACGAGGAAAAGGATTCGTCCGTAATGATTAATGATTATTTGGATTTAAATAAATACCATCCTGTAACATATGGTGAAGGTAACGCTGCTGACCCTGAAGAGGGTAAAATTAAAGCTTTAAGGAGTTTTATCGCGTATGTGAAAGAAATGAGTGAAAGAATTGGTAAAAAAGCCTTTCTTAAAAATGATATAAAAAATAATTTCATACCTATGATTGGGTTTTCTGACGATGACCCAGGCAATGTAGAAAAGATTAAAGCATTTTTAGATAAAGAATATAAAGATAAACCAGTTAAAATGTATTTAACTAAAGGAGGAGATAAAAAAGAAGTATAATTATTATTATATTTTATTTGCTCTAGTAGATTACTGAAAAAAAAATAAAAGTAAATAGAAAAACTTTTAAACTGGATATTTATAATTAAATAAACTAAAGAAATATAAAACCAAAATACAATGGCAGACTTATTAATGAAAATGCCCGTTCCCTATGAACCAAAAAGGAAGAACCGATTTATACTATCGTTTCCATCTTCATTGGGTATTAATTCTTGGTATGTTGAGTCTACATCAAGACCTAACATCCAAATCGGGTCAACAGAGATTCCTTTTTTAAACACCTCTACATACGTAGCAGGTAGATTCGTGTGGAACACGATAAACGTTACATTCCGTGACCCAATTGGACCATCAGCGTCACAAGCGTTAATGGAGTGGGTTAGATTACATTCAGAGTCCGTAACAGGACGTATGGGATATGCTGCAGGTTATAAGAAAGACTTAGACCTAGAGATGTTAGACCCAACAGGTGTGGCGGTTGAAAAATGGATTCTACAAGGAACATTTTTAACTGATGTTAATTTCGATAGTTTAGGATATAGTGATGATGCGTTAGCTACTATTACAGCTACATTACGTCCTGATAGATGTATTTTGGTATACTAATATAAAACAAGTATTGATAATAAACCAATCAATTGTATATTTAAAACCATAGAGGTCATTGAACTTCTATGGTTTTTTATTTAAATAAACTATTATGGACCAAGGAAAACAATACGGACAAGCAAATATGAATTTACCACACGATGTGGTACCATTACCATCGCAAGGTATTTTTTACACTAATAAGAAAAAATCACTTAAAGTCGGTTATTTAACCGCTCAGGATGAAAACTTATTATTATCTAATTCAGGAAGTAAAAACTTAGTGATGACATTACTAAAAAATAAAATTTACGAACCTGATTTTAATGTTAACGAATTATTAGATGGGGACGCCGAGGCTGTATTAATATTTTTAAGAAATACTGCGTTTGGTTCTGACTATAACTTTGTATTAAAAGACCCAAAAACAGGTAAGGATTTTAATTTTAAGGTGGCTTTAGATGAATTAAACATTGAAAAAACTAAGATAAAACCTAATGAAAAGGGATTATTTGAATTTAATTTACCAAAAACAGGTGTCAATGTTGTATGTCGACTTTTAAATATTCAAGATACTAATGAGTTATCTGAATTACCTGATTTATACCCTGACGGAGTAACGGTACCTCTTGTTACTAAACGGTTAGAAAAGTTAATCATTTCCATAGATGGGGATGAAAATAGAGAAAAAATATCAACCTTTATAAGTACGCTACCTATTATGGATTCAAAATTTATTAGAAACACAATGAAAGATTGTGAACCTAAGTTGGACCTTAATAGAACTACTACAGCCCCGTCAGGAGAAAAAGTGACTATGCGTATCACTTTTGGGGCAGAGTTTTTTCGTCCTTTCTTCTAACTATAGGAAAATTATGCTCGATGAGTTCTATTATCTAAGTAAACATGTTAATATGTCTTACTCAGACCTACAATTAATGCCCACCTTTGAGAGAAAGTTTTTTATTGATAAACTTTCATCTGAATTCCAAGAAAAAAACGAACAGATAGAAAAACAACGACAGAAATCTAGATAACTAATATTTATAGTAAACAATTATATCTATGTACCAATCTGATGATATGGAAAAAGTAACGGGTAATATTGCTACTAATATTAAAATAGCTGATATTTCCCTTAAAGCTTTTGCTACAAGTCTTAAAAATAGTTTAACCGAAATCCAATCGGTGATTAACTCCGTGGCGGGTTACAATACTCTAGCGGCAAATACTGCTAGGGAGGTCATGGGTTCGACAAGGGTAGTTGGAAACGCCATACAAAAAGCATCTGCTGCCGCCGCAGAAAATACTTTATTAGTTGGAAAAGGTGTTGAAGATAATATTAAATTATATGGGGCTCTAAATGAGTCCATGATGAGATTAACATTTTTCTCTGACAAACAAATTGAGGCATTTCAAATCTTAGGTTTTACCGCTAATATGTCTGCCGCGGAATTAGCTACTATGGCGACTTCATTTGATACATTAGGTTATACAACCGACAAAACATTGGAAACAATGGAAGGTATGACAAAACAGGCTCGGTCATATGGTTTAAATGTCTCAGAATTTATGGGTGGTGTTAACAAGAATTTAAAGTTAATGACATCATATAATTTTAAAGATGGTGTGAAAGGTCTTTCTAATATGGTCGCACAAGCTCAATCTTTAAGAATTGATATGGGTACAACTGTTAGTTTAGCTGATAAATTAATGTCCCCTGAAGCCGCGATTGAAACCGCCGCAGGTTTCCAAATGTTAGGTGGTGCCATTGGTAAACTAGGTGACCCATTCCAGTTACTTCACATGGCTCAAACGGATATGGAAGGTCTACAAGATAGTGTTGTTGGTATGGCAGCGGCATCGGTGAATTTTAACGAAAAAACGGGTGAATTTGATATCCCTGTTACTGAGATGTATCGACTTAGAGAGGCCGCGGATTTAGCTGGAATGGGTTACCAAGAGATGACCGAATTAGCTATGAAGGCAGCTCAAAAAAATAAGAAATTAGATATATTAGGTAATCTTAGTGGTGTAAGTGATGAACAAAAAGAGTTAATTTCTAATCTTGGTAAGATTAATAAAGACGGTAATATTGATATTACTATGCCTGATGGGACACTTAGACAAATTGGTCAAGGTTTCAATGATATGACAGCTAATGATTACACGGCATTAGAAAAAGTTGTAGCTAAAGATGCGATGAATGAACTAGATGTTGCTAAAAAATCGATGGGATATCTCAATGAAATAGCCGCGGCTCAATCAGTTCTAACGAATATGACTAGACTACAATTAGCACAAGGTGACGGTTTTACAGATATCGCGGAAGGTTTAGTAACGTCTAGTACCAATGTAATTGACTCTCTTAAAGGTGAGAACGATAAAGGTGAAAGAGGTAAAGGAAGAAGGGCACAAGAATTTTTTCAAATACCTGATAAAGTTGTCGAAGCGTTTTCTTTGGGATTAAGTCAATTAAAAGTAAGTCCAGACCAGGCCGATGAATTTGCGGATGCTGCGTATGGGTTTATTCAAGAAGCGTTCGATATGGCGGC